CCAAGAAAAATTAGGTGATAATTGGCATGATTCAAAATTAGGAGGTAAGTTAAAAGGAGTAATTAATAAAACAGGTAATTATCCAATTGAAGATAGAATGGTAGATATTAAACACGCTGATGCTTTTATAGGTGTTGGTAGTGGATTATCTTGGTTAGCATGGTCTATAGGTACTCCTGTAATTCTCATTTCAGGATTTAGTTTACCATATAGTGAATTTCTTGATTGTGAACGTATATTTAACTATGACACTAATATATGTAATGGATGTTTTAATAGAGAATGGTTAAATCCGGGTGATTGGGAATGGTGTCCTGATCATAAAGATACACCACGTCAATTTGAGTGTACAAAAACTATTAAACCTTCTCAAATAATTGAATCTCTTAACAAACTTCTTAATATTTAATATAGAACGAATATTTATATCGTGAATATGTTTTTAACCCCTGAAGAGTTACATTTATTAAATCAACTAAATGACCAACGAGAAAATTTAAAAAATCAATTTGGTAATTTAGAATATGAGTTACAATGTTTAAAAAATAAAAAAAATAAATTAATCCAAGAATTACAAGTTTTAGAAGAAAATTGTTCTAAAATTGGAATTGAGTTACAAGAAAAATATGGTGAAGTCGCTTTAAATTTAAAAACAGGCGAATTTAAAAATATTCACGAATAAATGACTTTTAAAAATTTTTAACATATTTATAACAGAATAAAAAATAACTCATTAACATGGCCGAATCATTAATATCCCCAGGAGTCCTCGCATCCGAAAATGATAACTCATTTGTTTCCCAAGGACCCATCAGAAATAGTGCTGCTATTCTTGGACCTACAGTAATAGGACCTGTTGAAGTTCCAACTATTGTTACTTCATACAGTGATTATACTAATAAATTTGGTTCTACTTTTCTTAGCGCTAGTAACGTTTACTCATTTTTTACCTCAATTACAGCATATAATTATTTTGCTAACGGTGGTGAAACTTTACTAGTAACTAGAGTAGCTAGTGGTTCATACACATCTGCAACATCATCCTTTATTTCAGGTAGTACAGCAGGAGCTATTGCAAGTGGTAGTGCCTTTACTTTAACTACTATCTCTCAAGGTACTATCATGAATAGTACTAGTTCTTTAGATATTAGTGGATCTTTAGCATCAGGTTCAAACTATAACCTTAGATGGCAAATTGCAAATTCAAATACAGCCTCAGGCACATTTGATTTATTTATTAGACGAGGTAATGACAACACCAATAATGTTGTTATATTAGAAAACTGGACTAATTTATCATTAGATCCAACTCAACCAAACTTTATTTCTAAAGTAATTGGGGATCAATACGATGTATATAATACATCTTCTCTTTCAGTACAAACTGTAGGTAATTACAAACGTAATTCAAAATATGTTTATGTATCTAGTATTGATTCAGATTTTTTAATGCCCAACTATTTTGACAATAGTGGATATCCAACTACAGCATATGCTGCCTTTATGCCTGCTAGTAATAGTGGATCATTTGGTAATGCTGTTGGTACATTAAAAGCAGGAGCTAATTTTTATGATGCAATTAATGCTACAAATACTCAAGGATTAGTAGCTCTTAATTATACAAATTCAATTGCTTTAATGTCTAACCAAGATGCTTACAAATTTAATGTATTAGTAACTCCTGGTTTATATAATTCCGATACTAACTACGGTGCTCAAATGACTACTATTATCAATAATACTCAAAATAGAGGTGATAATATTTTTATAGCAGATTTAGTACCTTACGGTTCACTTGTATCCGCAGCAACTACACAAGCAGGAAATAGAAATACTTCATATGCAGCTTCATATTGGCCTTGGGTTCAAATCGTTGAACCAGATTCAGGACAATTAGTATGGATCCCAGCATCAACAGTAATTCCAGGTGTATTTGCTTACAATGATACAGTATCTGAACCATGGTTTGCACCAGCAGGTATTAATAGAGGTGGTTTAAATCTTGTAGTTAAAGCAGAAACTAAATTAACTCAAACTCAACGTGATAATCTTTATATAGGAGCTGTAAATCCAATTGCTACTTTCCCAGCAAATGGAGTAGTAGTATATGGTCAAAAAACATTACAGAAAAAAGCATCAGCTTTAGATCGTGTAAATGTTCGTCGTTTATTAATTGCTCTTAAAAATTTCATTTCAGAAGTAGCTCAAAACTTAGTATTCGAACAAAATACAATCGCTACAAGAAATTCATTTTTAGCATCCGTAAACCCATACTTGGAAACAGTACAACAAAAACAAGGTTTGTATGCTTTTAAAGTAATTATGGACGATAGTAACAACCCAGCAGATGTAATCGATAGAAACCAAATGGTAGGTCAAATTTATATTCAACCAACCAAAACGGCCGAATTTATTTACTTGGATTTCAACATCTTACCAACAGGTGCAACATTCCCTGGATAAGAAATTTAAAAATTAAATATTTATAACAAAATTAAATAAATAAACAAAATGGCAATATTAGATTCTAACGAAATATTTTTCACCGCGTTTGAACCAAAACAGGCGAACCGATTCATCATGTATATTGATGGTATCCCTTCATATGAAATCAAAGCAGTAAGTGCTATTACGGTAAACTCAGGTACAGTTCAATTAAACCATATTAACGTTCAACGTTATGTTAAAGGTATGACTAAATGGGATCCTATTACATTTACATTATTTGATCCTATTACCCCATCAGGAGCTCAAGCAGTAATGGAATGGGTACGTTTACACCATGAATCAGTAACAGGACGTGATGGCTATTCGGACATGTATAAGAAAGATTTAACATTCAACGTATTAGGACCAGTAGGTGACATCGTTTCAGAATGGATCTTAAAAGGATGTTTTATCACAAGTGCTAACTTCGGTGAATATAACTGGGACACAGCAGATACAGCAGTAAACCTTACAATGGCTGTTCAACCTGATTATTGTGTGTTGAATTTCTAATAAATTTTTAAAAATAATTTAAGAAAGCTCGCATTTTTTGCGAGCTTCCTTTTTTTTCATATATTTATATACGACAACAAAGTTATAAAAAATTATTTATGGAAGAAAATCAACAATTTAAGTTTCCAACGGAAACAATCGAATTACCTTCAAAAGGTTTATTATACCCTGAAGGAAATCCCCTTTGTAGCGGTAAACTAGAGTTAAAATACATGACTGCAAAAGAAGAAGATATTTTAACTAATCAAAATTATATTGCTAACGGTACTGTTTTAGATAAATTACTTCAATCTTTAATTGTTACAAAAATAGATTATAATGATTTATTAGTTGGAGATAAAAATGCAATTTTGATTGCTGCTCGTGTATTAGGATATGGTAAAGATTATACCTTTGAATATAGAGGAGAAGAACACACAGTTGACTTAACTACTCTTGAAAATAAACCTTTTGATTCATCTTTAATTACTCCTGGAGAAAATAAATTTACTTTTAAATTACCCCATTCAGGAAATGAAATTTCATACCGAATTATGGATGGTCATATGGAGAAAAAAATTGAAGACGAAATTAAAGGATTAAAAAAGATTAATAAAAATAATTCCCCAGAATTAACTACACGTTTTAAACATATTATTACATCTGTAAATGGAGATGAAAGTCCTAAAACAGTTAGAGAGTTTGTAGATAATTATCTTTTAGCCCGTGATTCTCGTTCCTTCAGAGAACATATTAAAGCTTTTCAACCTGATGTTAATATGAAGATAAACGTTGAAACAAACGGTGATTTAGAAGAAATTGATTTACCAATTGGGGTAAACTTTTTTTTCCCTGACGCCTGAAGCCGCGTCTAACTATAGAAATAATGTTTTTACACAAATCCATGAAATAGTATTTCATGGTAAAGGGGGGTATGATTGGTACACAGTATACAATATGCCTATATTCATTAGAACTTTTACATTTAATAAAATGAAAAAATATTTTGAAGAACAAAATAACCCCAATTCAGAAGATGTTGTTTCTAAATCAATAGAAAATATGAAATCAGTGGGAGATATATATAAGAAACATAAAAATACTCCCCAACAAAAACCACCTGGTTATATGTCAAAGGTATCACAAAAATGATACCTTTTGATATTTATTACATATAACATTTATTTTTAACAAATGGCAAAACAACTAACTCCCGAGCAATTAAAGCAATTTAAAGCGGATCTTAAGGAACTTAATCGTCTTAAAAAAGAATTGGATCAATCTCCTTTGTCTTTTCCGGAAATAGATGTTGATGCTTATAGTAAAGTTGTAGAAGAATTAGAAGCAACTAGAGACATAATTGATAATTTAAAAGGAACAGCTCGTGATCTTTCTATTCAATGGAGGAATATTTTAGGAGATGTTAAAAGTACCAATGAAGCTCAAAAATTAGGTTTAGGCTCTTTAAATAAACTTAAAGATATTTCAGATAAATTACGTCAATCACAAGAAGGTCTTGCTGAATTATCTTCAAGAGAATTAAGAGGATTAACTAGTAAAACTAAAATAGAATTTGAAAATCTTCAGTTAACTAAACAAATGTTAACTGAAAAAAAGAAAAGTAATGAAGCTACATCTGATGAGTTAAAACTTTTATCAGAAATTGAAGATCAAATTGAAAGTAATACATCATCCTATAAAAGGCAATTAGATTCCTTAAAACTAGCTACTAAACAACAGGAAAGAATTGAAAGAGCAACAGGCCTTACTGGTAAAGCTTTAAAAGGGGCTGCCGGATTTTTAGATAAAATGGGGGTTGGTAATTTTGCAGGTGTATTTGAAGAAGCTTCACAAGCTGCAAAGGCAATGGCTGAAAGGCTAACAGAAGGTGGAACTAAAAGTGTAGGTTTAATTGGAAAAATTAGAACTATGGGTGCTGGCTTTAAGGTAGTAGGTAGAGAAATATTAAAAAATCTAACAGACCCCTTAGTATTAGCTGGTGGTGCTATTTCTTTAATGAAAAAAGCAGTTAGTTTTGTAACAGATGAATATGAAAAAGGTAAACAAGCTGTAGAAAGAATTAGTGAAGAAAACACTGGTATGGCTAGATCTTTAGGTTTAGCTCAAGGTGCAGCTAGTAAACTAGCAGGTTCCGTAGCAGGAATGGGACCATCAATAGCAGCTTCTAAAGAATCGATTACTTCAATTTATCAAGCAATGGGTTCTACTGAAAAATTAAGTACAAGTACACTAAAAGTATTTGTTAAATTAAATACCTTTGCAGGTATGTCAGCAGAATCATTAGCTAAATTCCAGAAATTTGCTAAACTTAGTGGTCAAGATGCAGGTAAAATGGTTACTAACATGGCTGATACCGCTTTACAAGTTATTAAAACTAATAAATTAGCAATTAGTCAAAAAGGTTTATTAGAAGAAGTATCAAATGTATCAAGTATTGTAAGATTACGATTTGCGGCTCAACCAAAAGAATTAGTTAAAGCAGTAGCTGCTACTAAAGCTTTAGGTCTTGACATGGAAAAAGTTAAAAATATTGCTGATGGATTATTAAATATTGAAGATTCTATTGCTGCTGAAATGGAAGCAGAATTAATGACAGGTAAAGATTTAAATTTAGAAGAAGCAAGAAAATTAGCATTAGCTGGAAAATCAGAAGAAGCCGCTAAAGCAATTGCTGATCAAATAGGTGGTGCTGCTGAGTTTAGTAAATTAAATGTATTAGAACAAGAATCATTAGCCAAAGTATTAAATATGAACCGTGATGGTATGGCTGATATGTTATCTGCTCAAGAAGAAAACAAATCAGTCAGTGGTGATTTAGTAGCAGGTCAAAAAGATGGTTTAAAAGCCATGATGTCAGGAGTATCTGAAGCTGAAAAAAATGCTAATATTGAAAGATCAAGACAAGAAGCTTCTATTGGTTTTTATACAACATTATCACCTTTAGTTCAAAAATTACAATTAACTTTTGCTAAAATTAAAGAAACATTAAGTGGAGTATTTATTGATTTAGTTGTTAAACCAATGGTAGATTGGGCTACGGGTCCCGCGGGTACAAAATTTATTGATTCTCTTCCCGG